TTCAGCTGCGCCTCCACCCACCACTCCCCCGAACGCATCGAAGCACATCTTCTCCGTCGCATCGTACCCCGTGAGCCTGTACTGACCGGTCCCAGCATAGGCACTGTAATCGTTGTCCTCCGAGAACATCATCGCGCCAGTGGCTACCGTTGCAACGTGGAACTTCCCCGCTACCTCTGTTACCGTAGCGACTACCGGGGCGGCGAAGACCTTGAAGATCCGATAGGTGTAGCCGCTTGCATCGTTGAAATTGAACCCGGTCTCCTGAGAGGTCCAGTTATAGGTGGAGCCGCCTTTTGTGCTGACGATGGTGACACCGGAGGCCGCTGGACCTGTAACTTTCTGAGCGCAGTTGCCGCCTGTTGTCTCAGCAGCAGTCGCGCCGGACAAGTCGCCAAGCTGAAAGGTGTCTCCTGAATTACCTGTCAACACCCGATACGTAGTGTTTAGGCTTGTCATTTCAGTAAGACCACTGAAATAGACAAGGTTTCCGTCAGCATACCCGTGCGCTGCCGCCATCGTTAGAACGCCGGGATTAGCCTTGGTGATACCATCGACATCCTTTGCGGCGTCGAGGTCTTCTCCATCTCCAGCCGCCTTGATGTACCCGCGTATCTTCTTCCCCGCACTGTCCTTAATCTCCAGCAGGTGGCCAAATTTGTTCGTCAGAACGTTCGCCTTGCCGAAGTCCACGAAGGCGGTCCCGACCACGGCAGAGATCTTCATATTCGCCTGAGTCACGGAGCCGGTGGCAGAGCAATCGAGGATGCGGTATGAGAAGGTGGTATCGTTCGGGTTGAAGGAAGCGTCCTTCTGGAGCCAGCCACGGGAACCTGCTTTGGTGGCAAGAAGGAGAGCGCCGGTAGTGGCGCAGTCGGTGACGACTTCATTTTTCCACGTTGTGACGGTGGACGCATTACCGCTCGCCCCCGCACAGAATAGACATGCGTAGATGTCTACTGCCGTAAAGTACTTTGGCGAGGTCGTAAGGCTCAATCCGTATACGTTAGTGGTATCGCCTCTACGCTGATGCAGATATGTTCCGGCGGTTGACCCCTCAAGCGTACCTTTGTAAAGCTTCCCGACAGTCAGCACGCTATTTTTCAGGACATACCCGGACGATGCCGTAAGCGTAAACTGCGCAGCACCATTTATCGTTGCAGCTACGGCATTAAAGCCGCTCGTTAAATCCCATCCAGATAGTGCGTCCGCCCCCAGCGTCTCACCCCCCGGCGCGGTCGCGGAAATCCACGCCTTGGCGATCCGGTTGGCGGAGTCCTTGATCTCAAGCTGGTACTCTCCGGTCTGGTAGGCAGACAGATCGACACCAAACTCCGCGAAGGCATTGGCGGTCGTGGTGTCGAGACGGGCAGCGGCCTGCAAGAAGGTGCCACTTGCAGCTACAGTATTGACTATTCTTTGTCCTGCACTAAGAGGTTGGAATGGCATTATGCACCTCCATCAGCCCACGTACCTGCGATGGTGTAGGCATCCCAGTGATCAGCTATACTACATTCGAGATACACAGTGGAGTAGGCCACACCATCACTTGTAATCTTGTTCCCTGCTGTGAGTTCAGTTCCGTCGAGGATGATTGCGTCTGTCGTTCCTGTAGCATCAGTATCAATACTTACTACTACAGCAGCAGTCACACGAAACTTAGCATTCATCCCTACAACTGCTGGAGGAAGAGTGTACGTCCGAGCATAACTACAGATGTGAGTCTGCCCGTACATCTCATTCGCTCCGATAGTACCATTTGCATCTGCGCGGGTAGCTATACGAATATTAGCCCAACCTACGGGGCCAGAGTCTCCTGCCTCGTTATACATATGGAGACCAGCCTTTGTTGCTACTCCACCGACATCCCTAGAGTAGAGTTGTACTCCATCTGTCACAGCTGCACTTGCTGCTATGCCGGACTTTACGATAATGCCACCAGCCAAGTCACCATTTGCAGTAGCATTGTTTATATTAAGGTTCTGGCTTGCGGCAAGACGAAGATGACCGCTTAGATCAATAGTTCCATTAGTAGTATTGGTGATAGTCTCACCATTCTGCAGGGAGATGTCTGTGCCGATGGTCCCTGTGAACTTTAATCCGGTGGTAATGGTTCCAGATGTATTGGCAACCTCAATGCCCACCGTAGCCGTACCAGCAATCACATTCCCACGGATCAGAGCATCGACGGTATTTCCGGCTCCGTTCTGATATGCATCGATAAGGTAGTTTACCGAGGTGCCTGCGTAGGTATTCCAGTTACATGCCTGGAGGACCGTGACCTTATTCGGAGCACTGGTAGTAGGCTTGTACGCACCAGCCACGGAGAATCCACCGACAACTACTTCGCCTGTGTCTACATTACAGGCTGCGTCTACAGATAGGCCAGCGCCCATAGTGCCAACGGAAGCAGTATCATTGGATAGGGATTGGCGAAGCTGAAGCACCTGAACCGCCGCACCGGTATTGTCTCCGTCTGTATCCACTCTGAGCCGCATAGCTGCAATGTCAAAGGCAGAGGCAGAGGTGGAATGCATGTGGACCTGGAACGGGACAAAGTGAGCGGTGTGCGCCCCTACATCTACTTCATCATTCCAGGTACCGTAAGACAGAAGGCAGTTATCAGCATCGGACATCGTGACTGCCGCACTGGCGAAATCTACACCCTTTGTGAAGGCGCCTGAGAAGGCGATACCTTCAGTGGAGGTGATCTTGCTTCCATCATCGGAGAGGGCGGTGGTTGCTATTGCAGAAGTTCCATTGCCCTTGTAGATGGTATTTGCAGTCAGAGTGGCAAGACCAGTACCACCCTGAGGAACAGTTACTGGCAACGAAATAATACCAATATCAGTTGGACCCCATGTACTTCCATCCCACACAAAGGACTGTGCTTCTCCAGGAGTAATAGTAAACGTAACTGAATTAGCTATAACAGCTATAGAATGAGTACTAGTATCATTATTGATAACAGTAAAAATCTTACCAGCTGTTATAATAGTAGGATTTGCAAGCGTTTGAGAATTACCAGCTCCAGTCAGCGTAATTAACGACCCACTATAAGCATCTACAATAGCGTTTGCCGTTGCAGCATTAGTAGCTGGATCACTAACTTCATAATAAACATCTGTTCCACTTGCAGTAGATACTTTCTGTGACCAATTAGATCCATTATAAATATACCAGAGTCTAGTATTGGTTTCAAAGAACTCATCACCAACCATAACTCTTTCAGTCGGTTTAGTGTCTGTACTAAGTCCTATATAGCGATGCACTATCTCGTAAGGTCCTTTTACAGCCATTGACGTTCTCCTTTACTTTCTAATCCAGTCAGACCCAGAATAGATAAATGTCTTTCCAGTATCTGTTTCATATATTTCATCACCTGGATTAACATTATCAGCTGACGTCGGTTTAGTATCAGTACTTACACACAAATACTTTGCGTATCCTTCGTAAGGTCCAGCAATAGTCATTTAACTTTCCTCCATCAGCCAATACTAACAAAACAAAATTACAGAAAAGTCAATTTTTGACCCATTGTCTGTCGGTCGAGACATATCCAAGTTCAACGGCTTCGTAGTACTCTTTCTTCGAATTAACAAGAATAGAATCCAATCGCTCATGTTTCATCCAAGTAGGATATGCAACATCAGGAAGTTGATCAAGTGGAGTCTCAAGAATTTCTACTTTCCCTACAAGTCCACCTTTCGAGAGTAACTGATTTTTCGAAGCCATAACAATCTCCAACAGAGTTATTTTAATGGAGCAGATTACCCGCTGCTCCGCCGGGGTAAATGTTACTACGACGTTGCTACCGCAACAGACTCAACAGCAGCACTATTAGGAGCAGCCTGACTCGTCTTAACTCTTGCACTGTCAGACACAACATCAAACCCTGCCATAGCACAATCACCACGCAGGATAATATCAAACGTCGTTGTCTGATCAATGTTGAACAGATAATCAGGAAGAGCTCCCCAGTTCTCCGAGAAGTTGTAGAAACTGCAATTAATAAACTGCAGCAATCTATCAAGTGCGTTTTCCTCGACAATGAAACCATAAACATCAGTTCCACTTGTTTCAGACCTCATCGAGAATGCACACTTATCAAAGATACCTGCTCCACCTGCACCAGCCGCAAACCGTGCAAAGCCAGGTCCTGCCGTTCGAGTAGTATTTCCTGCACTACCAAACTCACAGTCTTCAAACCTGAAACCATACGCATCAGTATCCACAGTCAACGGAATACCAGATGTAGCACTTGCAACCTGCGTAGCATTATTACCACCACGCACAGCAAGCTTTTTACCATGAAAATTCCTGCCTGAAATCTGCAGATCTCCAAGGTTATCCGTATCATTGATACTGTTAAATGTTCCAAAGTTCTCAAACGTTACATACTTACCAGTAACAGAGAAAACATAAGGAACATTTGCAGTTACCGTACTAATACGAATTGCGCCAGTCGTCAAAGTCGAAGGCTGATGTCGCTGATTTTCACTTCCCACACCGATCAACTTCGTGTCATTCTTAGCCCAAGTAAGCTGAGCTGTCTGAACATGATCACCAGGATAGACATACAACTTATCTCCACGATCAGAGGTCAACGCTGCATAGCCAGCAGAAAGAGTCGGGAAGATTCTGCTATCATCAACATCAAGACTACGAAGTCGCTTGTAGTACAAATCGGTAGACTTGTTCTTCACCAGATGAAACTGATCCCAAATGTCACATCCACTCAGGGTAAGAAGCTCCAACGCCTCTACTCTGGATTTAAAGATGTTAGGCATAACAAACTCCTTTTTAAGGGGATCTCCTACTCACCCACCAACGAGTGAGTAGGAGGTTAAAGGTTAATTAAACTCAGCCAAACAATCTAACTGCTAGTTCGGGGTAAAGCGTCTTCACTCCGTACAGAATGTCAAGACGACAAATCTCAAGATCATCTCCAATACTGTACTGCTTAACAACACGAATACTCAGACCAGCTTCCGGATCGGTCTCCCGAGCACCCCAGACATTCGACGGCATTTCAATCGGAACAGTAACAAGCGCGAAAGCATTGGGATGGAAAACAAGGTTCTGCGGATAAGCCGTAGATTCGCTACCAACAAAGGTCATAACATCATTATCTACCATGATGTTCGTAGCCCCTGCGGTACGGAAGCAGTTCGTATACGGATCAGTTGCAGCATACGTCACAGTCGGAGAAACTGCCAACGTAGCCATTGCACCACCGGACGAAGTCGTCGTTGCAGTCGTAGCAACCCAACGCTTCAGATTACCAGTGCTCTCACCAGACATGGGGTTGACACCATAGACTGAGGACACCGTGAAAATATCACCTTTCAGCACGGTGCTCGAACTTGCGTTCCAACCGTCGGTGTTAAGCGTCGTCGCTGCCGTCACGATATTACCAGCAATCAACGGCGTTGCACTGGTAGAGAACGCACCGGTTGTATGACGCTTCACGTTCTGATCCATGTACAGACTCAGGTTGCCAATGGTTCCAAGGTAGCCTTTGGTAATAATATCCTTTGCAACACTCGGAGCAAAGGTACCTTTAAGACCATCAGCCAGAGACCAATGAGCCGCCGGATTCAGAATCGCAACTCTGCCTTCAGCCGGAGCTGCTTCATCATCAAGAATCGTCTGGCAATCACCAAGAACCTTAAACGTCGCCGGAGTAGTTCCTGGAGTTCCAGCATAGTTCCACACATCAACATACAGCCCGCACAGAGCAGTGTCAACCTTATTTGCCAACGCTGCAGCAGCAGGAGTAATATACCTCTTGCTGTAATCCTCAATCGTAGTCGTCAGCTCAACCGAACTAAAAGACCAACCAACGTGAGACTGAGTCGACATCGTAATCGAGGTGGAAGGTTCTTTAATGTCAGAATAAGACAAGGTACTCGAATCCGTTGCCCTAAACTTATTCGGTTTCCGTATAGTAACGGTCTGTCCAACCTTGACAAACTCATTCTTATACGCCGTATGAACGTGCCTAGACATTGCCATGCTGTTGGTAAGCTGCATCAACGCTTCCTTGGCAATGATCGTAGGGGTAAGCAAAGTGTTACTCGAAGACATATCCTTTCTCCTTTACTATTTTCCTTCCCTCCAAGCCCGATACTCTTTCGGAGTCATTTCTGATGGATCTTTCGTAATAGCACCAGTTGCCTTCACAGGAGTAATAGGCTCGGGAGCATTAGTTGTTTTCTTAACAACAGGTTTAACTTCGTCCTTTTTCTCTTCTTTCTTTTCCTCTTTCTTCTCTTCTTTCAAAGGACCCTTTGAAGATTCAGCAACAAGCCGATCCTCAATTTTCCCGATCTCCTTCGCAGCCTTGAGAGGTTTCATCTTATAAATATCAGCAGATACATCCGGATTCTTACCAAGGAAATAAAGGATGTCTTCAGAAATATCTGACTCAAGGATAGCGTCCAGCATGACTTGGTTCAACGCGAGGTCTTTTACGAAAACAACTTCCTCGTAATCGTCATGTTTACTGATTCCTCGTTCAGTTACCTCATCAACCTTCTCCTGAATTTCCGCAGCTACCTGCTTATCTTCATCTTCTTTAACCTCTTTAGCTGTATCTGCGAGCTTTGCGTTTAGCTTACTCTCAACCTTCCAGTCCGTCAAAGCTTCGATGTACTTATCTTCATCTTCGAAGTCTTCCCTTTTCGGTTTATCTCCAGCTGGAGTCTTGGCTTTGAGTTCTCGGAGCTCCTTCTCTACTTCAAGCCTTTTATTCTTCTCGTAATCGCGCTCCCTCTCAGCCGTGCGCCATTTCTTGGTAAGGGTTCCAATACGCTTCTCAACTGGATCTTTAGTTTCAGTTTTAGGAGGATCTGCTTTCTTCTCTTCCTTCTTCGCAGAATCACCAGGCTTTACTTCCTCATCCTTCTTTTCTTCGGAAGGCTTTGCCTCTTTCTTTTCCTCCTTAACTTCCTCTTTAACTTCTTTCTTTACTTCTTCTTTACCATCCTCAGATGGCTTCACTTCATCTACCTTAGTAGCAACGGGATCAATAGAGTTAATAGACAAAATATTAGCATTATCGACTCCGTTGATAACACCAGTCGTAGGTAGATCCGCTTTTTTAATCTCGTCCATTGTCTGTAACATCGCAAGCCTCCTTAGCTTGATGCGGTAGATTTACTACCGAAGTTACTTTTCTTCCCTAGCTTTCCGATACTCTTTAGGATTCATCTGTTCGAGAGGTTTCTTTACTTTAGGCTCACACGCGATCTTCTCGATCTGCAGCTCGACAGAATGATCCTCCTTTCCGCCTTGACGCTCAGATATTCTAACACCAGTTATAGTAGCTTCAGCAGTTACTATAACTTTATCACCAACCTTGTATGTTTTCAAAGTAGGCATTTTATCAACCTGATCTTTTTCAAATCTAAGTTGAAGACCATAAGGCCAGCGATCTTGCTCGCTTGTCTTACAAGGCATACACTCTGCCTTCAACTCCTTCTCCGTCTTTTTCGGAAGCTTCATATCTACGAGTTCCATATCACTCACCTCTCATATACGCAAGAATATTCTTGGGTTTCTTAGCAACAGGAGCCTTCACAAAATCCTGTAGAGATTTCTTATCCATTCCAAGAACACCCTTGTTCTTCTTCCGAACTTTAGATGGACTATGCAAAGCAAGTGCCATCAATCTACGTTGTGCTTCCGACTTCGCTGGCATCTTCGGCCTCCTTTTCTCCACTACTTTCATCCTCCGCAAGAACTTCTTCGAGAAGTTTCTTGAAGTTCCCCCTAGACGAGTTCAACAAGATCTCATTTTTAATCTTCAATCCTTCGAGCTTTGTCTGTTCCTGCTCAATTTTTATCTGCATTTCTTGAAGCTTTAACTGAGCTTCATTAATCTGCGCAGTTTCTTCAGGTGTAGGCTGAGGAGGTTCATTTCCAACCTCAAGTCCTTCCTTCGCAGCCTTCTTCTTCTCCATTTCTGCCTTAACTTCGGGAGGCAACAGGAAGGTCAAACGCTCTGCAAGCTGATCCGCTCCAGGCCAATCCATAGACTTAGCATACAAATCACCAATAACTGCAGCAGCTTGAGGATAGTATTGAATAAATTCCTGCATCGACTGTCGAGCTTCTGTTCTTTGTGTCGAGAAACTCGGACCAACAGTCACTACAACATCATAAGTTCCAATGGAAAGATCATTCAACAACTTTCCATCTGGTGCCGGAAGGTTAACAGACTCAAATTCAAAGCCACCATCTTCAAGACCAAGGCGAACAACTCGCTCAGTATCCAGAAGCGACGGCGCAATGTCTACAAGGATACGTCCGACGTGCTCCAGTGAACGAGAAAGATTATCAATAAAGGCAAAAGTTCCAGTATCACCTTCCTTTTTCCTTTCTCTAATAGCTGCACCACTCCGTTCATTGCTCTGCATCCCAAGAGCAGCCTTCTGCAGACCAACTGTATCTCGCATTTCCTGATCAGTTTCGCGCAACTTCTCAACCATTGCGCTGGAAACCTGCGGAGGAGGTTCCCTGTGCGGCCAACCGGGAGCATCTTTATCCGCATTAGCAAGAAGGTACGGATAGTTCTTGCGATGCGCTTCCTTCCACTGCTCCTCATGTCCCTTAACCTGTGTAGGCGTCAGTATATAAGGCGACTTCGGTTGCAACGCGACTGTTTCAGTATCCACGGAGTTATGTGTAGGAATCATTCCTGTACCAGCTAAATACAGAGATGATGGACTATCAACAGTTAAGCATTTAACAGGTACAGATTCTACAGGAATAATACTCTTAATACTATATCTATTTATACGTCTTGATGCTGCCTCTTCGTACTTAATTCCTTTAAGTTTTCTCAGCAGCCTAAAAACTGGAAGTCGTGTAGTAAAATAAAATTGGTACTGAGTTTTAGCGTTATCATATACATTAGAGCCATTTCTATTTCGTATTAGACACTTAGCTTTTATACCAAGTGATCTAGTCAATTCAGCAAAACCTTTTGCCAACTCATAACTAGTTGTAGTAAAACTACAAGCACCATTTACAGCAGACACACTTCCATCAGTATCCATTAAACCCTGAAGAAGGTACAATCGTTGCTCTTTTGAGCCCCTAACATAATCAAACGGAATATGCTTATTTCCAAGCAAATTAAGTTGAGTAAATTTGTCTCTAAGTCCAAGCAAAGTAACATTTACACAACCATTAGAATTTTTAACAGGACCAAGTTTACACCCAAAAAACTTAAGATGCGCAGCCATTACTTCCCAATCATCTGGAAGCTGTGTAATATTTGGCTCTCTTGAACTTCCATCTCCAAGCCAAACTCCAAGAACATACGGATGAATTGGAAGTTGTTTCTCTGCTAATTCCAATGGCTCAGCAACAGCAATAAAATGCTTACCAGGAACTAATTGATCTGTAGTAATCGTTTTAGTCTGCCAATCAAAGGTTGCACTCTTTCTCGCGCCACGCTCTTCAACAGTCCAAAGATGCTTAGCATCTGCTACTACTGTCGAACCATCATCAAAAGTAACTTCTAAGCAGTTACGTTCAGTAAATATTGGACTTGTATCTACTACATTACAGATTCTTCCTTTCTCATCAAAAACTTGATGACCAGCATGAACATTCTCTAATTTTAGCCAACCACAAGGAACTGGAATAAGCGTATTCAATGATAAAGCTTGCCAATAATTGTACTGACGTTGCGAATCTTTGGCATTTCTGATCAGACTTCGAATGACTCTCTTACCAGCAACGTTAAATTCCTTACCCCAAATCGGAACAACAGGAATATATTTCTTCCCAAGCCACTCACGCTTGTCCAGAATTTCATCACTGGACAGCAGATACCACATAATCTTATAACTATTTACCTTTCTCTCACGAACAGGCTTCTCACCTTCACTAAGCTTATCAACAACACGACCATCTTCAAGAAGATAAATAGTTTTTACAATCGGCTCCTTCACAAAATACTCAGCAACACGCACCGTATTCTGTGTTGCCCAACCAGTAATGAACTCGTCGCTAACAGTACTGAACGGTTTTGGTTCTTTTCCGTACTTTTCCTTAAACTCATCCCGATCCAGATCAGAAATAATAAAGCAGTACATTGCATCGGAGGCATCATACTCAGAGTGTTTACCAAAATATACTGCAAGTGCATTATCAATCTTCTCAATATACGCATCTTGCTCAAACGAGCTATCCGAACTGTACTTCGTTACGACTCTAAGTGCACCATATCCACTTGCTACCGCGTGCTCAAAGGCATGATCGACAGCAACATCAGATTTGGAAATCTTCTGAACATGACGAATCCAGCCACTGAGAATATACGCGACCTTTTTATCTGCCTTGCTATCAACAGGAACCACATTGATTGATGGCCTATTCATTCGCTGATCACCAACAACCTGATCAATGAATATAGGCATCTTGTTGATAGTCAAGCAAGGCCGATCCTCACCGCCACGCATAATCTTAATATCCGAGGGCCACTGCGCACCTTCAATCGCTACAAACTCAAGATCACTCTTAGCAAGACGACGATTTTCTCGATCCTCATCTACTGCTTTATTCAAGCGATCTTTAGCTTCTTTAAGAATCTGCTCTTCTTTTTTATTCATCTTAATGTCCTAACCAAGATGTAGAGCTAAGATTACTATCAATATATCTTTGCCTGTCTGATTTCATTGAAACAGTCGGTTGTGTGTAAACTCTTGTGGTGCTGTTGTAGAAATACTCACTGATACAAAGTGCGTCTGCAATATTTGGACTCTTAATACCACGAGCCTTAAGATCCTTCTTCGACTCTATCACATACCCACCATGAGCATTGAACGTATATCTAACAGTTGCAAGCTCATTAGCAAGCTGATCACCAAGAGTTTCTACCTGTCCAGCAACTTTATCAGTAGGGAACGAATACATTCCAAGCAGACAGACATCCCTCACCCTACACCACAGTTCATCACGAAGTCTGTGATACTTTGCTATATCACTCGAAGCAAACGTAACATTGATAGGGAAGATGTTCTTAAGATTATGCTTCTCAAGCCAATCGAATACTGGACCACCAACACCAACTACATCAATACCACAGCCACTGGCTTCCAATTCCTGATAGGTCTGATTAATGAATCCACCAAGATCTATAGTGTTAAGTTTTCTGTGTGTCTCCCAAGGAAGAATCTTCAATCCCTTCCGCGGAAGAATGATAGAGTCATCATCACCATACCTTGCAACATCAACACCAAGATTAATCGGTTCATCCTCTTCTACTTCAAAGTCATTACCGATGCACTGCTGAGCAGTCCAAAGCGGAATGAGCGTATTCTCATCCTGCAATGGTGGCTCACCAAGTACGCGGATTCGATAGACATTAGAATCAATACCATACTTCTGTGCAAACAGCAACGGCATTGAAGGATCAACAAGGGAGGATTTATCAGATCGCCAATGCAGCTTACACCAGCTCTGCGAAATAGCTGCATGGAAGTGAGTATCGTAGAAGTACCCACTATTTCTGGTCATATTTCCAATCAGGATAACAATATTGTCTGGCTGGGTCAACGCTCCTTCTAGGGGGATGAATGTGGGGTCAGGCACGCCTGATGCCTCATCACAAACTATTAATAAATGGTCAGCGTGAAGCCCAGCCAGAGTTTCTGCTTGTTCCTCTTTAGTTGCTCGAACTGAAGGAGAAATGAAGCGAATCCACCATTCCTTAGGTGCCTCGCGATGGAAGATAATATCTCGACGTACAACAAACTCGTCAGCCACAACTGACTGTCGTAACCATTTAGAAATCTCCGACATGAGAACGTCTTTGAGCTGACGATTGGTAGGTGCTGTACAGGCTACTTTTGCATACGGTCTGGTTATCATGAACCAGAGGATAATAACTGAGATTGCTCCGTCCTTCCCAGCTCCGTGGCCACTACGAACAGTAATCTTTTTATTCTTAGCAACAGCAAGAAACAGTTCTATCTGCTGCTCAGTCATTTTCTCTACAAACGCCGGGATGCACTCCTTAACAAACTGCAATGGAGATCTCTTCCATTCAAGGAGTTTTACAACAACAGCTTTGTTTATTTTGGTTTCGCCTAGTTCCATAATGGTATTGCTGATAATTCATGTGCGCTACGCGCACGCTGCCAGGGCTTTATTCCCACACACCCGATGTCTTATACTGAGGGAGGGTGTGTGTCTCGAGTCGTCAGCCCTGGCAGAACGACGTTCCTCGAAATTAGATCCTCCCTCAGTTCAGTACCCCAAACCATTTGCCACCTTAAAACGCGTGTCCTGTATATATCTAACTTGTTCTGTACTTGGAGCGTGTTTCAACTTAAGAATCCGGGCGATGTTAGTAATTGAACTATCAACCTTCCCCTTGTATGACTTGAACCATTCCCAGAACAGAACACGGAATTGATTACTTTTGTTGACGTCCGTTTTCTGATTCACCCGTGTGAGTGTTGCAACAATAGTGTTTATAATCGTTATGTTCTTGTGACATCGCGGACAGACTGTTACAATTAGTGGAGGCGTGTAGGTTATGTGATGCCTTTGACAGAAACATCGGCTCTTTCCACAAGCCCCGCAAAAACTTCGTCTGTGCTTTCGCCGTCGCTGCATTTACCATACGCACCAGTCAAAAGGTCAAACTTTGACTTTTCTTAAAACGCCGTCCGGTCAACATCTGCAAGGGTCCGGGGAGCATCCTCGTTTGTTTCATCGTTGTACTCTGCGTCCATGCAGTCTTCGGGCGGCGGCTCGACTCCATTGTTCAGCGCAGCCTCTTGTTTCTCCATCGCGATCAAGTGTCCGATCAAGCCCTTGATCTCACTCGGCTTGCCCTCAATCACGAGCTCCTTGTCTTTGAGAATCTTGAATGAAGCAACGAGATCTCGAAGCGGGGCTTCGTTGATTTTATCAGGAGTGATTGCTTCGAGTATCCGGGACTGCAGGGCTGTTAAATGCAGGGACTGAATGGCGCGGTATTGAAGGATGACACTTTGTTCTTGCTGAAGTTCTTGTATCCTCTTGCGAAGCGTCGGTGCACTGACTCCAACCTCTCCCGCGATTGTGGGAATAGACTCCCCGCGCATCAGCATATCTAACGCGGCTTCAAGATCAAAAGGTTTCTTTGGTCTACCTTGTTCAGTCATCAGACAATACCAAAGTGTTCACAAGAGTTATTAAGTCCGTGGTACATACAGTGCCCGCTCGGACCAATTTGGAAGCGTTTGCAGATTGCTTCGTTTCCGTTTGCGGAGCAGGTATACCCAGCGACGAGACGGCGGAAATCGACCAGGAGTGGGGCGGGGTTTATATCTAGACTCCCTCCTCTTGGTGTCAGTATCTGCTCCAGCTGTTCTTCAAGCGACGTACCATTGTTCAAACCCTCACTTGTTGTTCTCTTTCCAGTCAAAAGGTCACACACGGTGGACTCCCCGCCCCGATGCTATCTCTATCCTTTCTCTCACCATAGCACGGGTGGGACAGAAAGTCAAGTTATTTTTAATAGTTTCGTAAATTATTTTTTACCTAGTTTTGGTGGCTACATTCAATCACCTTGTGGTTGTTTTGGTTTAAGGAGACCAGTTCAATTTTTACCCTGGGGGAGTGTAGAGGGTGTTTTGCACGTGGTCAGCGTTTGCTTGGCCCTCATAACCCCCGGTCATACCAGCCGAAAAATTTTGGCCGTCAAATCTTTGACGCCAGCCGTCAAAACGCTGACTTTCACGAGATTTTGATGTTGGCACGAGTTATGCAATCCTTTAGTATATCGCAATCATGGCGGAATGTTGGCACAGTGTTTGCATGGAAATGGCCTTTCGATGTCACGACAATTTTGTCGAATCCTCGACAATTTTGTCGAAGTGGATAAATACACGGAATCATTGTGGAATCAGCTGATTGACCGCAAAACCCACGACATTTCTGTCGAATCGACGGCTGACACGGGAAAATGACGGAGATGGAATGAATCGAAATTCTCCAATAATTTCAACCACTTACAAATTATTTTCATTGGTTAAGCGTTTTGGCACGGCCATTGCATTTTATTGAGCAAGTCCGACAGGACATGAAACACGTGGTAAGACGGTTCATTCACATAGCGGATAAAACCGCATCGCTTGGTGACGCAAGTGGAAGCGTACGGATGAAAGAAGCCGTTAGACCAAGACCGGAAAAACGCGAATCATGCCTTCCGTAATACGCTCCTCCACGGGCGACAATTCGCCGGAAAGGGAGCGTAACAATGGCAAAGAGAGTAGTGAAGTGGACACTCGACGGCAACGTGTTGAAACTCGGCAAACAGCCGATTGACGACAAGACACCGTTTGTTCCGGAGGCTGAGTTCGATTTGGCCGTGATCTATCCGACCATTGCTGAGATGTCGGACGTTCAGAAAAACTTGATCGTTTACGGCACGAAGCAAAAGCTCATGGATATCGGAGCGGGCGAAAAGGCTGACGCCGACGCCAAGATCAGTAATGCAAAAGATAAGTGGGCGGAACTGATCGAAGGCAAGTGGGCGGGCGAGCGAACAAACGCGACGGGAGCGGCTGAAAACAAGCGCATCGTTGCGGGAGTCAAAGAGGCCTCGAAGGTCGTCAGCCTCGAAGGGCTCATCCTGAAAAAGAACCTCTTCCCCGCGACGTTCACGGAAGAGGACGAGGACAAACTACAGGAATTCCTCAAGGAAGCGGCAAGACTGGCAAACAGGAAAAACAAGTAATCTACCGGAGGAGCGTATTGTGGAAGGTAGGATTCGTGGAGGTGAGGAGATGGATGAAGAAATGGATGTTGTAGAAGAACTGGAAAATCCACGCAATCTGCTGATTGACAAGGAACACTTCTACAAACTGCTCCAAGTTATTCAGGCTGTTCATAAATCTTCAATGTCAACAGGAGCCATTTGCCACAAAGCAATATACAGTTATGGCGGAACCTTGACAGAAGCGTTAATTGACTTTCTATATAATAAGATTTAACAAATCTCCTACCTTCCACGGAGGGCATGATTCCAAGAAAAGTCAAAATTTGACCCGTTGTCTGGAAACAAAACAATCAGACAAAAGGTCACGACCCAGTTGGTCTGGGGGCTCCTTGGGGGTATTAATCTGC